GTTACTAAACTAACCTCAATTAACTTGGCTGCACTAATTGACATAACGCCATCTTTGTTTTTCCAGTCATCAACCATGACTCCAACGCTAAATCCATCGCGTAGGCCTTCGGCTGCTTCTAATAAAGAATCATCGCCAGCAATTGTTCCGGCAATCTTAAATGTTGCTTCGATACCAGCATCATCAGCTGTAATATCCATCAACTTGCCAATTGGTCGTGTGCGATCATGCTCTAATAGCAATTTGACTGGCTTTGAAAAATCAATTGATCCTTTTTCAAATACTGTTGCTCCGGCTGATGTATTTCCGCGCTCGCCCCAAGTGACAATTGTTCCTGAGATTGTTCGCTTGCGACTATCGGCTGCGGTTAGTGTTATTGGGAAATTAATCTTCATCGGATTAAGTCCTCCTCCTCTTGGATTTGCTCAACGCTCATCGCGCCAATGCGGTTTAGTATTTCATAAACTTGCGCTCGCTCTAATGCAGATCCACGCAAGAAATCGTCTATATCAAATCGAACTTCAACACCATTTGGCACAAAGTCAGCCATTGATAATCTTTGCTCTATTGGCGTAAGGATATTTCTCAAACTAAAGTCGATAAGAGCTTTGCGCTCCATAACAGTCGTACTATATGTCATGCTCGTAGTTTCAGCAGATACAAATGATGCTGGAATGCCTACCGCTCTAGCAATTTCAGTTGCAAGATATTGGCGTGCTTCGTTTAATTGTAATTTTTGTGGATCAAAGCCTAAAGCGTTTAATTCAACATCAGCATTTAAGAATGCAGTTGCTCTAGTGTTTCTTGCAATTTTCCATGACTCTAAAAGTTTTGTAATTCGTTCTGGAGTTAAGTTTGTGCCATTTGATTTTAACACCATTGTTGGAACTGGCTCTTTTGCGTATAATTCAGCGGCTTTTTCTAATTCTTGTGCAGCTCTTATTGTGCGACCTGCTCTATTTAATACACCTTCATCTAATCCACTAAATACAACTAAAGATCCAATGCCTGATGCTGGCACATGCATGCCATCAACCATGTATGAAGTAATTTCAGTTTGATTTGCATTTAGATTATAAGTAACTCTATCTGGCGCTACTCTTGTCCATGCACGAACTCTACTATTATCTGATGCAGCATAAGAATCTAATACTTGACCATAAGCAACGCCATGAAATAATAAATCCTCAGCGATCCATGCATAAATAGCTGATCCTGCAACTCTTGGATCTGGTTGCATAATTACGCGGTTTGGATCTAAATGTTCTTTTGTAAAATGATTATAAGTTTCTAAAGGTAATGATCCAATTGTTGAGCAAATGATATTTCTTGCTCTTGCAACAGATGGAACGGACATTGCTTGTTCACGCGTTGCTGTTTGTGCGCCATAGAATAAACCGCCAACAGCGGACTGCAAATTGTAAGGTGTATTAGCTGCTGCTACATCTACTGAATTTGTAGGAGTTTGATTTGTGATGAATCTGTCGAATAATCCCATTATCATATAATATACCATAAATCAAAATTATCCGACTTGAATATCAATCTCCGATTCTACCTGTGTCGCAAAATAACTTGATAAAGCAGATGCCACAGCTGCACAAACTGCGACTCTACTTGCTCTCCTACCGATGATCCAAGACCCATCCCCAAAGGGTAATTTAGCAGCCGATAGTGTTTGCTGGGTCAGTTCCTCCTGACCACCATGCTGTAATCGATGGGAATTGATTGCGCCTAACCACCGATCGCATGATTCAGCATATATCGCGCCATCCATATCTGTAATGGGAATTCCAGCAGGAACTAATCGACTAGCGATAGCTTGTGCAGTCCTTTTGGAATAAGCGACAGTCTGAACATTATATTTTCGAACATACGGAGCAATATCATTTGCAACCGCTAAATCATTTATTGAATAATCATTAGACCATGTATGCAATAAAACTAAATTAAACTTTTCTCCTGGTAATTTTTGGGTGGCAGTTAAAGCCCCAAATTTACGATCCGGACTAAGATCTAATCCAAACCAAGTAGGCTTTTCAGGGTCTAGTGGTATTGGATCTGTTTTACACAATTCCCACTTTTGCGCATCAATAGCAGAATTGATGGTATCTACCCATTGAGCTAAAACCTCAGTTCTCACAATATCCGGTGGATCATTAATAACTGCTTTTAAGTTATCTGGGTGAATTGTGATTCCTAGCGATGGGTTGGCTTGAGCAAATGCAGACCAGTTAATATCGCCTGACGGAAGGGTAATAGGCGCATCCGGTTCAGCACTCCATTCAAACCAACCTATCGGGTCGTCAGAGCCAGCGCTGGCTGAAAGCGCACGCTCCCTCAATTTGTTCAGGATGATTGAATGTTGATCACCGGCTGAACTGTAAATCCAAACTTGCGGGTTTTTTGCTGCCATCATTGAATAACGCATTGATGACCAAGCATCTTCGTCTTTATATTCTCTTAATTCGTCTAAATGAATTGTTTCAGGTTTAGATAAACCTCTAGCTGCATTGTTAGCAGCCTTCACGACAAATCTTCTATTGCCAAATAACTCTATTTCCTCAGCACCATGTTGCCATCTAATTTTCTTTACTTCTTTTTCGAGCTTTGCGTTCATCTCAATCAAACTTACAATCTGTCTAAATGTTTCAAGTGATGTCGTAAGCCTATGAGCTGATGCAAGTTGCAACCCTTCACCCCAGACAAACATGCCGGTCAAGATCCGAAGCATCATCAGCGTGGACTTGCCTTGCTGTCTAGCCATGATCAACCCAAGTTCAGAATGAGCCCAGCGACCATCCTCACGCACTTTGTGGCCATGAATACACACAAAGCGTTGCCATTCCATCAAGTTGATGCCAAGTTCGGTTGCAAGATCGATCATATCTTGACCTTTAGACGGCAAATCATTGAGTTTTGAATGAATACGCGGAGTCTGCACACCTCCTAATTCTGATTTAGGCAGATTGAGCACGATCGCTTCTTTTTCGGTCATGACGATTTCGGTTGAGTCTGTTCGTGGCTGATCGAGGTGTTTTGTGGGTTAGAAACCAACATGGGGGTCGGTGGTGTCTTAGGCCTCACAAAAAAACCTCCACCCTTCGAATAATTACATCTAGTGCACGCTGCAACTAAATTATCCATGGTATCTAATCCACCTTTAGATCTTGGAATCAGATGATCAACAGTCGAAGCGTATTGTCCGCAATAGTAGCAAGTATCCTGATCTCTGAATAACACCTTAGCTCTAATCTTGCGCCATCTATCTGTTGAACCAGTAGATCGTAAGGCTGATCTAGCCATTAATACCATCCCTTACGCTTATGGTGTGCGAGCGCTGTGCAAGCACATCCATTGTATCTATGATTAATATACTTTAATCCTTGATCTATCTGTTTAATAGGATCTTTTTCTTTAGACTTCAATACTTGGAATAGACCATAAGCTGTTGATCTTGGATTGTTTGCTTTTGGATTCCATCTACTCTCTTTGAATACTATTTCATCTAAACAATAGAATTGTTCAAAGTTGTAATTCATCTTATGAAATGTAATTTGCTTTAATGTATTTACTTTGAGTTCTTGAGATTGTGCTGTTTCCAAGCCAAAGGTTTGTAAAACAAACAGAGCTCCCCCGACTAGCCAGCACCTCGCGAGCTGAGCCTTACGGGCTCGCGTTTTTGCCTTTAGGGCAAATACTTGCCTAGAGCGTATCATATGCCTCCAAATCATCTAGCATAACCGCAGGTCAGACGGCATGTTACGATTCTGTAATCATCCTCATCTAACCAAGTGTCTGAATAACCTGCCTCACTCATTTAGTTTTACCAGCCCATCCTTGACCCTTAAATACAATTGCCGGAGCGGAAAACATCCTAACCATATCTATCTTGCATTTAGGGCAAGTCATACCCCCATCATCCTCTTTGTAGGTTCGATGAACTGATCCATAAGTGCCGCATTCTTGGCATCCGTATTCATATGTTGGCATCGTATTCTCCAATCAATAAGCAAGTATGACAGTCCAGACCACTAAACTGCCACGCCCCACAGCTGTTACATCGACTAACTGCATTATCGGACTGCCGTTTAAGCACCCGTTCAGCATCGTTTTTGATGCCCACACAGCCACAATCTCGGCATTGATAAAGCGAATGACCTATCGGCTTTTCTTTCCATTCAATCTCAATAAACTCAGTAGATCGCTTGCAGCCATTACACTTAAACTGGATCACGATTTATAAGCTCATGGCATCTAAAACATGTACCATCCTTAAACACACGATCATCACCACATGCTTCACATTTGATTATTGATTTAACCAAGTGTGCGCCATTGTCATCAAGTTCAACAGTCCAACCGCTGCCATCTATAAACGCTATGTATCCCACTATTCAACTCCTTCAAAATAGAATTTTCCTTTAGCTGTCATTTTTGCCCATTTAGCATGGTCTTTGTTAGATCCCTTGCAAACATACCCATAGTACGGCTTGCCACCCTTGCTGACACCCTGCTTCAAAATATGCCCGTGTTCGCAAGCAGGTGGCTCTTTTGGTGTTGCGCCAATTGCATCAACAGCATCAGATAAAGTCCATTGTTGGGGATCATCGAGTTTGTTATCTACTGCAAATGAAGCTCTAAGTGCATCCTCAATAGCAGCTGATTTAGTTCCCGGCGCTCCGTATCGCCTTTCCTGTAATTTCTTTTCGTATTGATTTGGCTCGGCATTATTTACCTTAGCCATTTCCTCTCGTGAAGCGCGTTTGCCTTTAGCTGCGAAACCAGCATTTGCGAGCGCACGACCGATCGCTGAAGTTTCACAATTCTCCAATGCAGATGTGCTATTAACACCCTTCTCCGTAATGACCTCAAATGCGAGCCCAGTTGCACATGGCTTAGGATCTGCTTCAGTCTTAAAGATCTTGGCGAATACAACGAACCGCTTTTCAGTCGCTTCAATGAGTTCAGTCTCGATACGATTATCAGGGTATTTCTCATGCCATTTTTCCAATCTCGATTCTACTGTTTCATAATTGTCTAAGTTAAACATTATTCCTTCCATTCAAAATCTTGGTCTTGGACTGCTTCGAGCACATTCCGATAGATAGCTCCGTAGGCGATAAAGTCTTTAACTGAGTCGTAATGATCTGGAGTTTCAGTAAGCCTAGAAACCTTGACCAACGCCATACATAAAGCAGCTTGGTGTGGTGTGATTGGGAAATCAAGATATGCACTCCACAATCCAGCAATTCTTTTGTGATTATAGTA